AGACCACAAGCAAGTCATTAAGAAACTCTACGCACTACACACCGAGAATTTAGAATTGAAAAAGCAAGTTAATGACCTAAAAATACTCTTATGAGCCAAAAAAGAACAATGCCAACCAAAGCAAAAATAATTGCACATTGGAATTTAACTTATAAACAAGAATTTACAAGTAAAAATTGTTGGGGGTGTGGCGGTAATGCTGAAACTTTGGAGCGTGCGCATTTATTGGCTAAATGCAAAGGTGGCGCAGATGAGGAAAACAATTTAATTTTACTATGCAGAATTTGCCACGTTTCAATACAAGAACCAGTTTCTGATACTATTGAACAAGCGGAACACATTAAAAGTTTAATATTAGACGGATTCCCATTTTGGAAAATTATGTTTACATTTTATGCTGAAAAAATTAAAGGTGGAGTTTATGACAAAACAGATTTAACTCGCATCGGAGTTTCAAAAGAAGACCTTGAAAAATTTAAAGAAATAACGAAATGAAGTCATGTAAAAAGTGCGGCGAAATCTTTACACCATTTTCGACTTTAGACAAGCACTGTTATGTTTGCAAAAAGACGGAACAAGCGTTAAAAAACCTCGCCAAAATCAAAAAGGAAAAGGTCAAAAAGCAAAAGGAAGACCTACTAACTACTTCGGACTACCTTAAAATGGCTCAACAAGTGTTTAACAAGTGGGTAAGGCTACGAGACAAAGACCAAGGTTGTATTTCCTGCGGTGGAAAGTTAGGCTCAAAATACGACGCTGGACACTTTTGGAGCGCAGGAGGTCACTCTTCGGTGCGGTTTCACCCTGACAACGTCCACGCTCAATGTGTAGCTTGTAATCAACACAAACACGGTAACTTGATACCATACCGCGAAGCCTTAATAAAGAAAATTGGCTTAGAAAAATACGCTGAAATCGAAAGTTTTGCCCACGACACGAAGAAATGGGACAAGGAAGAGTTGAAAGACTTAATTACTAAGTATAAAAAGAAGATTAAAGATGAATTTTAACAATGACTTCCGCTACGACTTACAAGTTGGTCAAGTTTACGAACAAGAATTTGCGAAGTTACTCGGTAGCAAAATAGAAATAAAACGCGACTTTCGATGCTTAGAAACTGGCAATATATTTATCGAATACGAATCACGAAATAAACCGAGTGGCATTGCTACAAGTGAAGCGCAGTTTTGGTGCTATTGGTTAAGCGATAACCATTGCGTATTTATCAAAACCGAAGCGTTGAAGTCACTTTGTAGGGAATACCTAAACACGAAACGAGACATTTTAGGGGGTGACATGAATACGAGTAAAGGAATTTTGTTACCATTAAACGACCTCATAAATAAAAATTTACCTTAATGTGTTGTGTATTAAAAATAAAGCGTATATTTGCTGAAACTAATAAGAAAAAAACATGAAAAAAACAGAACAAACCATTGAAGAGGTGGTAAAAGTAGCGGGTCTTTACCCAAAGCTACACGCTGCAAAGCAGAAAATTGGTAAGGTAGTTAAGAACGCCAATAACCCCCATTTCAAAAAGTCCTACGCTGACATTAACGCACTTGTTGAGTCGGTTGAACCTATCCTTTTGGAAAACGGTTTGCTACTTATTCAACCAATTGAACAAGGGTTAGTTAGTACTTTAATCATTGACATCGAAACTGGCGACAAAGTAGTTAGTTCAATGCGCCTTCCTGACATTCAAGACCCTCAAAAAGTCGGTTCTGCGGTGACTTATTACCGCCGTTATACCTTGCAGTCATTGTTGAGTTTACAAGCCGAGGACGACGATGCAAATAGTGCCAGTGCAACGGTCAAAAACACGAAGCCAACAATTAGTCAAGAACGCTTTGAGAATGGACTCACGAAAATCGCCAATAAGGAAATGACACCCGACCAGTTCAAACAAGCGTTGAGCGGTTACCAATTAACAGACCTACAAACTAAAGCCCTTTTATTGTTATGAAAATTCGCTGCAGCTCGTTAGGTAAGATTATGACTTCCCCCAAATCAAAGGGGGAGGTCTTATCTCAAACCGCAAAAACGTATTTAAAGGAACTTGCTTTAGAGGAAAAGTTCGGAATCAGAAAAGATTTCTCAAGCCGTTACACGGACAAGGGTAATATTCAGGAAGACACCGCAATCGAAATGGCATCTAAGGTATTGAGTTTACCTTTTGCGCTCAAAAACACGGAATACTTCGAGAACGAATTTATCAAAGGAACTCCCGACCTCATCTTAGAAGACGAAATAATCGACATTAAATGCTCTTGGGACGGTACTACATTCCCTTGGTTTGAAGACGAACTACCTAACAAAGATTATTTTTGGCAGTTGGTCGGTTACATGTGGCTCACTGGAAAAACGAAAGCCCGTGTAGTGTATTGCTTAGTTGACACCCCCGAAGATATCGTACAAGACGAGATTCGTAGAACATCTTGGAAAAAGTTTGAGATAGATGTCACCGAAGAAACCGAGAATGAAGTCCGAGCGAAACACGAATTTAGCCACATAAGCGAAAATAAGCGCATTAGAGCGTTCCAAGTAGAGTTGAATGAGGCTAACATCGAACAAGTGAAAGAAAAGCTGTTACACGCGAAAGAATACTATAACGAACTAATTGAACGATTATGAATCTACTTGAATTACTTATACACAACGAAAGAGCGCAAGCCTATCAAGACTCATTGTCAATTGAAGAACAAATAGAATTGCTTAAGCCGTATAAAAAAAGTGTATTTACTTTTCACATGGAAGACGGAAGAAAAATAGTAAGAGGTGACGATGAAAGCGACAAGGAAGAAATGGAGGACTTTTTTAAACAGAACCCTCAAGACGGATGCGAATGGATTGAATTTCACAAGTAAGCTATGAAAAAAGAAAAAAAAACGATTATGTTTCGCTTAATGATTACACCAACCGAAAAACAATGGATTGAAAACAAAGCCAAAGAAACTGGTTTAACTCAATCTCAAGTGGTAAGGTTTTATTATGTGAATAATGTTAAAGAAACGGAAGGTAAATTTAAAAACACGGAAAATGAAAACAGATAGAATAGTAATCCAAGTCCTAAACCAAATAGCCGACCGCAGCGAACGTGGACTTGAGAAATACGGAACGAACCTCGAAAGAACCGACCTTGAGACGTTAGATTGGTTGCAACACGCACAAGAGGAGGCAATGGACTTATGCCTATATTTAGAACGATTAAAAGAGCAAATCAAAAACAAACAGTTATGAGTTGTGAACCATTAAACGAACTGCCACCACGAAAAGACGAATACGAGGATGCAATCACGGACTTACATTTTCTTTATGACCTATTGAGATGCGAAGGACACGACCCTGAAAGTTCATTTATGAAAGGGATTAAATACGCACACGATTACTTAGATGATAAACCAATAAACAAACAAATATGAGTTACGAACACAAAGCAAACACGGGAACGCTTTTCCCTAACAACAAAAAGGCGGACAACCACCCGGACTACAAAGGGAAGATTAAGGTAGGTGACCAAGAGTACGACATCGCAGGATGGGTAAAGACTACGGACAAAGGACAATTCCTTTCGTTGAAGGTATCTGAGCCGTTCAAACCCGAACCGCAGAACACCAGCGAGAAAATTGCTAACTCTTCAGGTTTACCATTTTGAGAATAGCAGAACTAACCGCGCTCAATGGCTTTCTTCGGGAGGCTATTGGGTCGCGCTTGGAAACTGAATCAATGCGGTCTTTTTGCAGACGGTCTAAAGTTCAGTCAAGCCAAGTCAAGAAATTACTAAACAACGAAGGAGGTCTAAACACGACCACAGTAGAACGAATCGCACACGCACTAATTGACTCACGTTATGAAGCGAAACAAGACATTTTGATTTAAGATATGTGGCAAAAAATAGGACTTAACCTTTAACGAGATGAGACGAAAGAAGATTGATAAACAGCACCGAGAGTATCGGAGTAAAAGACGGAAGATAGTAGATATTTGCCGTTATATCTGCCAACTACCACCTTTTGAAAGATTAGACCCCGAAGAATAAATCGGGGTTTTAAATTTAAAAATATGCAAACAAGTTTATTTAGCCTAAATACAATACAAAAAGATTTTTTTTCAATCGGGGATGTTCGTGATTTTAAAGTATTACAATGCAGTCGAAAAGAAATAGTAGATTTTATTGAGTTTTGGCACTATTCAAAAAATGTTAATGGTCTTACCACAGATTTTTGTTTTAAATTAATCGATGCAGATGGTAATATGATTGGAGCAATGATTTATGGAAAAATAGCAATGGCTAACGTATGGAAAAAATATGCGTCTAATGAATTTGAATTGATTGAATTAAAACGATTATGTTGTATAGATAACACCCCAAAAAACACAGAAAGTTTTTTCATTGGTAATACTTTGAGGTGGTTGAAAAAAAACACAAAAATAAAAACAGTCATAAGTTATGCGGACACTACTTATTCGCACGAAGGAACAATCTACAAAGCAAGTAATTTCAAACATTTAGGTATGACAGCAAAAGGAAAAGTAATAATGTACAATGGTAAAAGATATCACGATAAAACAATAAGGACAAAATATAAAGGAGAATTGAAACCTTTTGCGATTGAAATAAAAAATGCACTTGAAGTTGGAAAAGCAAATTATGTAGATACACTCGGAAAACACATTTATTTATACAAGTTACAAAGTTAATAACTCGGGGTTTTTTTGTTGGTTAAAAAATAATCGTATATTTGATTAAAATTTAAGCAATGGAATATGTTTTTTTGATAGCCTTAGGGTGGTTTATTCAAGAATTTGAGCCTTTCAAGTTTGTAGCCGATTGGATTTATAGCAGAATTAAACCACACCCAGTAATTGAGTACGTTTTTGGCTCGTTGGAATGTTGGCAATGTTGCACGTTCTGGTCTGCGTTAGCCATTACTTGGTCGTTTGAAAAGGCGGTTGTCTCTTCGTTTATTGTTTTCGGTCTTCAACTACTTCACGAAGGATGGATGCGCAGGAAGTAAGCTTATTCGAGCAACTGAAAGACGAATTCAATGCCGGCAAGGTTAACAAAGTGACCATTGTCAGAGTGCGAGACGTTTACAACAAGTATGCAGATAAGCCCGTGAACTATTGCATGTGTTCGAGCGTTCAACGTAGGATATACGCAAAGGACTTTTTAACGTGGTATGCGGAGTTTAATAGATAAGTTCTATACTGACAATTATACGCTGTTGGTGAGTGCTGCGAAAAGACGAATCACGCAGTTAAAGAAATCTATTGAGCCTGAAAGTTTAGTATCATCGTCCTATTTGTACTTAGTGGGTAAGGCGGACACCATACAAGAAGACGAAATTGAGCGTTTAGCCTTTGGGTTTATTTACTTTGAACTCATGCGCTACAATTCACAAACGAACCTTAAAGAACGGGTTAACTCGGTGGACTTAGAATTTGACATTAGCGACCTGAATAACCAATCGAACAACCTATTACTTAAAATAGATGTAAGCGACTTTGAAAAGACGTTAGACAGAGTCGATGCCATACTTTGGGAGGTGTATTATAACAAGGGCATAACTACAAAACGTGACCTTGCAGAACATTTTAACATTGACCCCAGTAGCGCATTGATATACATTAACGAGTTGAAGCAAAAATTTAGAAATTATGTTGAAGATAAAAGAACAATATAACGGAGTGAGCGTTGAGTACAAGTTGGGGACTGTCCGGGTAACCAAGAAAATCGAGGACTTGACCGAAGCCGACATAAACACGGCTCAAAAGTGGGGGTTGAACTTGGGGAAATACTTTGAGGAAAACACGGAACTACCAACCGAACAACTACCAACCATTGCATACGAAGGTATAGAGGTAAAACCTAAACGCAAAAGAAAATGAAGTTGAGCCACGTATTCGCTTTTTTAGTCGCTTGTTTTGTCTTCGTGTCGGCACTTTGTTTGATTTACAATGATGCTCACCACGCGATGCAGTTTAGTGGGTGGTCACTTATTAGCTACCTTTGTTATTTAATTGCTTTAACTGGAGAAAACGATGCCTAAGCCTACACCAAGCGAAAACCACGACGACTTTATTTCACGTTGCATGAGTGACAAAAAAAGCGTGTCTTCATTCCCTGACGAGTCACAACGTTATGCTGTGTGTGAGTCTACTTGGTCAGAAACACGAATGAATATAATTGACCGATATAAACAAGCCTTCGCAGATACCTATACCGACTATCCCCAAGCGGCAACCGAAAACGCAAAGATAGCCTTACGCTGGGCAGATGAGAACGGATGGGGCGAATGTGGCACACCAGTAGGCAAAGCAAGAGCGAACCAACTAGCGAACCGAGAACCAATAAGTCGAGACACCATAGCACGAATGGCAGGTTTTGAACGACACCGCCAAAACTCGGACAAAGAACTAGGTGACGGATGCGGACGTTTGATGTGGCTAGCTTGGGGAGGTGACGAAGGTATAGAATGGGCGCAACGTAAACTCGAACAAATAGACAATGGCTAAATACTACCTATTAGACGCAGGCAAGAACATGATAAACTTCGCCAAGGCACTCGAAGACGAACTAAAGGTGAATGAAGCGCACGTTGTTTTTTACCTTACGGACACGGACGGCTTAATCTGCCTTGAGGAAATAAGCGAGGATGAGTTTTTAGACCACTACGCAAACAACAAAAACACGAAAGAAAAATGAAATCAAAGTATATAGAGACACCCGAAAAAATGTGGGAGTTATTTGAAGCATATAGGGACAGCAGAAAACCCCGTGAAATACAAAAGGCTACACCCAAGGGAGTGGTAAGCGAGTTTCACACACCCCCGTTAACAATGGAAGGGTTCGAGAATTACTGCTTTGAACACGCAAGTACAATAGACCACTATTTTAGAAATGAGACGGGGACATACGATGCGTATCGCGCCATCTGTTCGCATATAAGAAAACTCATCAGGCAAGACCAAATCGAAGGTGGCATGGTCGGACAATACAACCCTTCCATCACTCAACGACTAAACGGACTCACTGAAAAGACGGACGTAACTACGGGAGGCGACAAGTTGACACAACCTATTACAGTTAAGATAGTAGGCAATGGAGATACAAGCCACTAACATTTTTTCCCGTAACTGGGACGCACTAAATTCGGACAAGCGGTTTATCATTAACCAAGGTGGCAGCCGTTCAAGTAAGACGTACTCCCTTTGTCAGATGATTATAGTGTACTGCATTCAAAACCCTAACAAGGTGGTGAGTATAGTACGTAAGACCTTCCCGGCATTGAGGGCTACGGTCATGCGTGACTTCTTCGAGATTATGAAGGACTTGGAAATTTACGAAAAGTCGAACCATAACATGAGCGAGAATATATACCGCTTCCCCAATGGTTCAATAGTCGAGTTTTTCTCGGTAGATGACGAGCAAAAAATAAGAGGGCGCAAACGTGACATTGGATGGTGCAATGAAGCTAATGAACTTTGGTTTGAGGACTTCCAACAACTAAACATGAGAACGGAAGAAAAGTTAATCTTTGACTACAACCCTTCGGACTCGTCAAGTTGGTTATACAAGTTACCTACCGAAGAAAGCGTGTTAATAAAATCAACGTACCGGGACAACCCGTTCCTTCCTGAAAGTATTAAGCGACAAATCGAAGACCTCAAGCGAACGGATGAAGCACTATACCAAATTTACGCACTCGGTGAAAAGGCAATAAGCAAATCAAACATTTATAACAACTGGACGTTCTTAGGTCGTAAGCCCCAACGCTTTCAGTCTTACGTATATGGTCTTGACTTTGGGTACAATCACCCGACTGCACTCATCCGCGTCTATTGGTCCGACGGTGATATTTGGATTGAACCCGTGATTTACGAAAGCTACTTAACCACGTCCGAACTCATTGAGAAATTTAAGCAACTGGAAATCGAAAAGACGGTTGACATTCTCGCGGACTACTCACGCCCCGAAATAATAGCCGAACTACAAAACGCAGGTTACAACGTGAACAACGCTAACAAGTCGGTTAAGATGGGTATAAACTTCGTAAAGACCTTTGGCGTTTATTGTCAGGAAGACGAAGCACTTAAAAAGGAATACGAAAACTACAAGTGGAAAAAGGTGGGAGACATAATTACCGAAGAACCCGTTAAGCTATACGACGATGCAATGGACGCGGTAAGGTACGCGACGACCTACATTAAAGAGACCTATTACACGGATGACCAATACGTCGCCTTCTAACCATTGAACACAATAAATACTTAGTAGGTTATGGCAATGACACTAATAGCAGAACCGCAGGACTTTACACCAGCGTATAACCCTTGTAAGTTTATTTACAACAGCACGAACAAAAACAACGAAGGGTTTAGATATATCTTTGACGTTTACGAAGAGGGCACGGCTAACAAGGTCGCTGAATACCGGGTACTTCCTACCTTCGGAACGGGTTACGGCGAGGTTGACTTAAGCAAGTTGTTAGGTGCTAAAGTTGGTCCCGACTTTCAACCTGCTAACTACTCAGAAAGCGACACACCGACTTCAAGATTTAACTACGATGTTAAAGTAGGCGAAGAGTACATAGTCACGTTTAACTATACGGCGAACCTCACGAACAATTCAGGCAACGTAAAAATCACCCCAACGGTGGCGCACACGTTTTTAGTAGGTGACCAAGTTGTTGTGAACGCGGGCAATAATACTTTAATTTCGGGCTTATGGACTGTGATAAGTGTAACGGGTACCTCTGACTTTACAATCAATGCGTCATGGTCGAACGTGGTGGACCCAACGGAAAATGGTACGGTTAAGTACGCAGACAATAGAAAGACGATTATAAGAGACATTGCAACGACTTTAAACAAATGGGTGTTCAATGGCGCAAGGTCTTGGGTAAGTTTCCCTAACTACCTTTTTACTGACTACCTACTAGACAACACGTCTGCGCTGTTCTTGACTTCGATGTCCTACCGAAAGATGACCATAACACCAAACCAAGAAATATGGTTTAATGGCTTTAATAACGGGGTGACGGGTCGAGTAGTGTTTAACAATAGTAACGGCGACTCATTCTACTATGACGTGACGAACACCGAAATAACTACACAGCTATGCGTTGCAAGTCCAAACCTTAACTTGACGGTTATAAGTGGCACACTTCCGTTGATTAAGTCTGACACGACTTACTACGAGTTTTATTTTACGGACGGCATAGCACCTCCCGACTCGCAGACCTACACGTTTGACATTGACCAACGTTGCGCAATCAATGACTACTATTTAGTGTTTCTTGACCGTATGGGGTCTTGGGGTTCGTTTGCTTTTCAACTTAGAACTTACGAGACGGGGACAAGTACAAAGCAGTCCTTTAACAAGACGGTTGAGGGCAAAGTTGGTGGTACTGAGTGGACCTATTCAAGTTACGAAAGGGGAATGACTACCTATTCAAGTACGGTCGAAAAGAACCTTCAACTAAATACCAATTGGATGAGCGAAGAAATGGCGGTGTACTTTCAGGAACTCATCACGTCGCCCGTGGTTTATCTTTGGGACGGTGGTCAGTACGTTGCGTGTGTGGTCCAAGAAACAGCGTTCGAGGTTGAGCGACAAAGAAATAAAAATCTAATTAAAAAGACGGTTAACGTAAAGTTAGCGAACCAAGACAAGGTTAACATATGAGTGTACAAATACAACTTGAGACGGGCTACCTTGACGTGAAGGAGGGTACTGCCTTCCCTTTGAATTTTGGAGTCGCAGACATTCGTGATGTGAGTAAACGTTCGGGGGCTTTTAGTAAGACCATCACGTTAACGGGCACGGCTAACAATAACAACTTACTAAACCATTATTACGACGTAAACATTCAGGCAGGAACGTTTAACATAAACACCTTAACACGTTGCTCAGTAATTCAAAACGGGCTACCAGTTTTAGAAAGTGGTTACCTTCAACTTATCGCGGTGAACAAGGTACAAACGACTGCGGACTATGAAAACGAAGTTGAGTATGAGGTATTAGTAAAAGACGAGTCTTCGGACTTCTTCACCAAGCTAGGCAACAAGGAACTTACCGACTTAGACTTTACGGACCTTAACCACGAGTACCGGGCAATCAATGTAGTTAACTCATTCGTTAACACGCAGACTGACGGCTATAAATACCTTGTCCCGTTTAAGGACTCAAACGAATATCTTTTGCAGGATATGAAGCCTGCCATTTATGCGAAGACCTACTTCGACCGTATCTTTGCACAAGCGGGGTTTAGTTACACTTGGTCCACGCTAACGGCTGCGCACTTCGACAAGTTGATTATACCTTTCAATGGTGAAAAGTCATTGATTAGCAACGTAGACTTACAAGTAGACGCGAACACTACGGAAACTGTTACGGGTGGCGAAACTACCTACACAACACCTTTAACGGGGTGGACTGAAACTTTAGATGGTGGCAACTTGTTTGACCCCACTACGGGAGTTTACGATGTACCTTTCAACTTACAAGCGTCCGAAAATATAGCGGTTGAATTTACGTTCACTGCTGACATTTATTTAACGAACCCTTTAGCGACTACGTTAACATACTACGGGCAAACGACGCAGTTAACACCTACGTTTGTAATGTACTTAAACGGGTCTTTATATTCGTTTGGGTTTGCTAATAACGGGTTAACACTTACCAACTCTTCCAACACTATTGGTTCAGGTACAACCAACGTAGCGACAATTACGGGTACGGCTACTATTTTATTAAGCAACGTAATCACTACGGACTCAATTAGTTTTGAAGGTGGGTTAGCGTTTGCGTCTAACTATGGTGTTTGGAGGTTTACACCTTTCAACCCAGTAACACCGATAACAACTGAAATAGACTTCACTTCGCTTTCAGTTAAGATATTGCCTTCTTCGGACATTCTCGGTTATGGTGCGGTGATTAACATGAATAACAGCGTACCGAACAAGGTTAAGCAAGCCGATTTTATTAAGTCATTGTTCACGATGTACAACCTTTACACCGAACAAGACCCCGACGTAGCTAACAATTTGGTGCTTAAACACCGCGACGATTATTACGACCAAGGGCAGGAAGTTGATTGGACCTACAAATTAGCTAAAGACAAAGACCAAGCGTTACAATTCCTTCCTGAGTTGAGCGCAAAGAAACTTATTCTCACGTATAAGAACGACAGCGACGACCCGAACAAAATTTACTTTGAGGCAACGAAAGAAATCTACGGGCAGTTAGAATTTATATTCAATAGTGAGTACGTAAAGGGAGTTGACACAAAAGAAATTACATTCTCACCTACGCCAATAGGACTAAGCACGTTCAACGCTTACTTACCTTTGCTTTCAGGGCAACCGAAAACTAATATAAGAATTTTACACGATGGCGGTGTAGGAACGTGTGACGCTTATAATATTTATGACTACGGAACAACGGGTGAAGACAACGTAACTACTTACCCAATTTTGCACCATTGGGACGACCCAATTAACCCGACATTTGATATTCTATTCGCTCAACCCGACTACATGTTTTATGAGGGTTATAATGTCACGAATAACAACCTTTACAACCTATACTGGCGACGCACGGTTAATCAAATAAACGTAGGTAAGATGTTGACGGCATACTTTGACCTACGCGAAGACGATATCCAACGGCTTAAGTTAAACGACAAAATTAGAATAGACAATAGTTGGTGGACCATTAACAAGATAATCGACTACGACTGCAACGCTCAAAACCTCACGAAGGTAGAGTTGATGAGTGTAGACACCGAAATAGATTTAGCACCATTTAAAAAGGGTTCAGTTACTCCGACCACGGTTGGCGACTTAGCAAGTCACACGGGCAGCATCCATTGGAATAATAGTTTTGTTGGTAACGTAATACCTTCCACGTCAACGAGTGCAATATACGGACAAGGCAATGTGATACAACCCAACGTTAATGGAATAATCGTAGGCAATAACAAAGTATTAGACCAAACGGGAATAACTACCGAACGACTAAGCGCAGATGTTGCGAAAATTGCATCACTTGGGGTTACGGGTGGTATGGCTTTTAATGTCATTGACGCAAGTGCTAACTACTATATGACTAACGAAGACTATTGTGTTGTATGCACACCACCGAGTGCAATTAACGTGTATCTTCCACCTGCTGAAACTGTCGGTAAAGTCGTAGTGATTAAGTCAACTGCTTATAATACGGTTTTAATACCAACGTCCGCAACGATTGACGGCTCAGCGTCAAGTATAACAATTTTACCTTACGACAGTCTCACGTTAATTTGTCATGCGTCGGGCAAGTGGGTAATTATTTAACCAAAAGACGAACTACTTACTTTTTAAAGTATGGCACTACCCGGACAATACAACATTAAATACAAAACACGCGTTCACCTTCAACGTGCAATTCAACAAGAAATACAGCGTCAAGGCTTGGTACAACTTGGTACAATGAAAGACTCAATTCGTATTTCTGCGGGTAGTGGTGACGTGAATAATTTGTATGTAGAAATTAGTGCAATCTATTACTATATGTTCTTGGACAAGGGCGCGGAACTAACTAACGGCGGTGTTATACGTCCGCATTACATTACTCAAAACGCTATGGCTTCGGCTAATGGTCAAAGGTTTATTAGTGGTGCTATTGATGAGTATTTGGCTTTCATGATTAAGACTTACCCTTTCTTAAATGCTGACACGGTAGGCATGACACCCGACAATGTAAAGGTTAACATTACTTATAACTTGTTCGGTGCTGACGGCGGTAAGTGGAACGGCTTATTTGAGTACGATAAAATGTGGAAGGTTTGGGGTTAAGCCTTGTTGAGTTGTAGTTCTTCAACCATTGACAGCATATTAAACACAAAGACCAAAGGAAGGTCCGTAACTGCGTCTATTTTGGTAAGGTCTTCGTTGGCGATGTCGTAAAGTAATTTCTCCCACGACCATTTTGTAAACACCTTTTCTTCGGCTTCGGCTTTAAGGTCTTCGGGGTCAAGTTCGACTTCTTCGTCTTGTTCGATGACTGGGTTAAATAGATTTTCGTAGCGTTGCTTAAAGTCGTTTGAATAGTTAACGTAATTGTTTACCGCTCCAAAGACTTCGTTTATACTTACGTCTTGAAACGTATCTTTACGGCTCATTATACTATACACGTAAGGCTCAAAAACAAGGTTGCCCCATTCGTCACGCTTCCAACGTTTGTATAATATACTAAGCAAAAGGGTGAAATTTTGGACGTTTTGACTAATATAATATTCAAGGTCGATAAACTCCCCCAAGGTAAGCGCGTCCAACGGCTTCAACATAAAACCTTTTACGGCTTGTTTAGGCTTGTTAGACGGCTCACGCTTAATAAAAGATACTTCACTGGCAAGGTCAATGAGTTCTTCGGGGGTTAGGTCTTCCAACTCTTCGGGGTCTGTATCGCTGAGTATGGAAACCGCTTCCAACGTGTGTAAAAACACGCTGTTAAATTCGTTAGGGTCAATCGAATTAAGTTCGACCCATTGGTTAACCGTTACCTCGTTCCAGCTCTTCGGTAGTTTCATCAACTTTCTTTTCGGTTATCTTGGTTATCTTTTGTAGAATATCGAGAATGTACGGGAATGCAATTTCTGCTGTTTGTTTCTTGAACAAATTAGTCTTTAGTTTCAGGTGTGCAGGTGCGTAGTGTTCGGTTCGTGTAAGGTCCGTTCGTTTGAATAAAATTGCAAGTGTTTGAGCGGTAAAATTGTCGTCTTGACTGCGGTAAATTTTCTCAATAAGCCCCAAGTCTTTAACACCGATATTCTCGGAGGTCTCATAAGTGTATTTATCAATGACAATTTGCGTCACCTTTTCGGTACTTGGTAGGTCGGACTTGTTAAAGTCTTTAATGTAGTTAGCGAACTCGTCAAGTTCCATTGAATCGAAGGCTTTTTCTTCAACACCTAAGTAAATAAATTTCTCTATCCACTTTTCGATGGTGTCTAACTCGATGTTGTTCTCAATTTTGTTGAGGTGGTCGAACTGCTCAACGGTTAACTCGTTTAGTTGGTTGGGTATTTCAGCCCCGTAAATTTGAATCATTGCTTAGATTTTAATCAAAGGTAAAAAATAATGTTGAAAAATTAACCAAAAAAATTTCACGTTACTTATGTAGGTAATGGATGGACTACCGACTTACAAAATCACAATAGACGAAGCATACAACGACGGGACGGAACCGCTTGGAGTTGATGCAATAGCATTCACAGCAAACCCCGCCGTTTTAGTTAAGGGCGTAGCGTTTAAGTCCCAAGAAAGAAGCCACTTCGCAGACGAAAAGAAATACCGTATTACTGCACCCGCAATGATACCGATGGACATTTACCGACGTGATGACGAAATGGGTGAGTACTATGTACAATTTAGCGAGGTCGAAATAGACACGATTTTCAAAGACTTCATGTTGAACTTGAACAATAGAAACCTTTTCAACTTAGAACACGAAGGAGACCAAATCGTTCCTGCCTACATTCTCGAAGCGTGGTTAGTTGACAACCCCGAAGCGGACAAGGCGAAAAGCACTTTTGGTATTGAGGTACCTAAAGGAACTTTGATGGTCACGGCACAAATCACGGACACGGACTATTATAACAAGTTAGTCGAAGCAGGTCAAGTAGGCTTTTCTATTGAGGGCTTTCTTGGTCTTAAATTAAGCAACCAAATAAAAATAAATAATATGTTACCAGACGGAGAACACACGCTCGAAGACGGCACATTGATTATCGTAAAAGACGGTCAAGTTGTTGACGTGCAAATTCCTACGACTGAGGAGCAAGTAATGGAAGTTGAAGCGTCTACGGAAGTGGAATTAGCAGACACAACCGAAGTAACCGAAGAGTCCGTTAAGGAAGAAGAGGTTGTTGAAGTTGAAGCAGCTATTGACCCTGCAGCAGACACCGACGCTATTTTGGCAATCGTTAGCCCATACATTGAGCAACGCATTTCTGAACTATTGCAAGTTATCGCAGACCTAAAGAATGAACTAACTGAAACGGAAGAAGTCGCACCCGTTGAAGAAATCAAAATGACAGCGGCGCAAAAGTTTAACCAAGTAATTGACTTCTTAAAAAAATAAAGACAATGGCTAAAAAGTACAAATTCGATTTGACAGTTGACGCGAGCGCGTTACTTCAAGCAAACCCATCCGAGTATTACTCAATCCTTTACGGAATGGAGAACGCAGTATCTAACTACCGAGTTCTTCCGGGTATTAAAAACAAAACAAAAATCGCTACGGTTGTATTTGACAAGGTTCTTGCTGAGTCAGGATGTGATTTTTCCGCAGTTGACGGAACGGTTAGCGCGGTAGAAATCGACGTATGTGCGTTGACTTCACAAGCATCTGTTTGTCAGTTCGACCTAGAACAATCTTGGTTGGCTTTGGAAATGGCTAAAGGTTCAAACTCTGATTTTTCTGTTGCATCTTTCATGAACTTCTTTTGGGGTCAAATGGCGAAGAAAGGACACCAAGAACTTGCACAAATTATGTGGAAAGGTGACACGCTTTCTGAAACTGCAACACTTAATTTGTGTGATGGTTGGTTGAAGAAATTGTGTGCTGCTGACGACTACCAAACACCTGCAGGTACTTACGCTGCTATTACAGCATCTAACGTTCTTGACAAAATGGGTGCAACGTTGACGGCTGCAACTGCTGAGATGTTGGTTAACCCTTCAAATATGCAGTTCAAAGTTTCTCCTGACGTTGCCGCTGCTTACCGCATCGCGACTGCTGCGAACAACACAACTACTAACGTTACTGTTGGTTTGTCGTTGACTTACCTTGACATCCCAGTTGTTGTTGAGTATGGTCTTCCTACATCTACAATCATCTTGTCTGACTACACTAACTTCATCTACGCGTTGGATGCAGAAGGTGACCAAGACAATCTACAAATTGTTGACTTTAGCAAGACTACACTTGACCGTCGTATCGGCGCACGTGCTGACTTTAAAGCTGGTTTCTATGTTGTAAACACTGACCAAGTTGTTTGGTATGGTGGCGCACAATACTGCGACTAATCAATTTATTTAGATAGTAGGGGGTCTAAACCGCCCCCTTTTTTTTAACCTTAAATACTAAATAAAATGGCTTGTACAACAATAGAAACAATCCTTAAAGGATGTGACAACAATATAGGAGGTATTACTTCTATTTACATAAACGACATGGATAACATGACGGGGACTATTACTGAGGCTAACTGGATAATTTCTTCTTTCGGTACACTTGCAGACCCTTTCATTCCTTTTGAGTTCAGACGTAACACGGGAATGTTCACGGAAGAAGCGGCGATTGACCTTGTAAACGGTTCGTCTTTCATTACGCAAACAGTAACTTTGATTTTCCACCGCAGAGAAGCGGCTAAGTCTAAAGCAATTAAAATTCTTGGCGAAGGTCAAAGAGATTTAGCACTTGTAGTTGGTGACGCTAACGGGAAGTATTGGTATTTTCCTTATGCTCAATTAACTGCGGTTGCTGAAGGTTCGGGAACGGCTAAGGCGGACGGGTCTAAGTACTCAATTACGTTCGTAGCTGAAAACGAAAACTTGGCTTTTGAAGTTGCAGCAAGTGAAATTAATAACATTATTTAATAGGATTACCACAACACTAAAAACTAAGGGGGGTTCGCACTCCCCTTTTTTATTTAACCAACTTTTCAAATGGTTACTTATTAAAGTAGTATGATATACTTAGAAAAAAATTCACTCAATACTTTTGCCCTAACGCTAACGGAAAGTGCAACGATTACCGCACCGACTTGGTTGTTCAAATTCGTGTGGGAAATGGACCAAACACTTGACCCTATTTATTGGGTTGGTGTGGATTATTCAAGTTACCCAAACCGTTATAATTTATTTTATTTAACGGAAGGCGTAGACGTGACTTTTCGCATTGGTCAGTATAGATATTGGGTTTACGAAAGTCCAGTGCCTATTGTAGTTGACCCAAACACGAATGATAACGGTTTAACTTTAGTTGAGGAAGGGCGTATGGTGGTCGAAGGTATATCAAATTCAATTTATGAATAATGGGTTTATTTGGAAAGTTTAAAAAAGACGAAAGTCTTAAAGTAGTTGACACGGGTTACCAAAGTTTTAGTACACCGTTTCTCAAAGTTCCTGAGGGTAACTTGTCATTGCCACGTATAGACGTACGCTACACTACACAAGGGTACGTTCGTTTCGGGTTTGACAATTTGTTTCCACAGTACATGAATCAGATGTATTTCATGAGTCCGTTACATGGGTCTATTGTGGACTTTAAGACTAACGCGGCTATTGGTGGAGGTTATTCTTTCGACGAAACGAAGTTAACCGACATGGAAAAGGTAGTGCTTTATTCGTTCGGTAAGAAAATCGGACTCAAAGGAACTATTAAAGCAATCACTAAAGACATTATTTTACACGACCGTTGCTATTTTCACGTTGAGTTGAAAGGTGGTAAGGTGTTTAACGTGTACCGGGTAGCCCCTGAAAAGGTTAGAATCAACCAAACGAAAACAATTTACGCAGTTAACGAAGATTGGGAGTATGGACTTCAAATAAAGACTTATTTACCATACCACCCCGAACATAAAGACGGGTGTTATTTGTTGGCTTACGAAGGTCAAAGTGTAGGACAAGACTATTACCCACTTCCGCAGTACACAAGTGCGTTAAACTTCGCCTTTTTGAGTGGTGAACTATCTTACTTGCAGAAATCAAACATACAAAATAGTATCTTCCCGTCGTTTGCTATGATGTTTCCAAAGAAGCCACAAGGTCCTGAAGAGATGCAGTTAATTAAAGACACGGTTAACAAGTTGAAAGGCGCAGAAAACGCAGGAAAAGCGGTTGCCTTCTTTGCCAATAACAAAGAAAGTTTACCCGACTTAGTAAACGTACCTACAAACTCAAACGATGAATTGTTTAAGGGTGTAAGTGAATTAAATACCGAGCAAATTTGTTTCGCTCACACCATCGACCCTATACTTCTTGGAGTTAGAACTACGGGTTCACTTGGTTCGGGTTCGGACATTAAACAAGCGTACGTAATTTTTGAGAAAAACACAATTATTCCTTTGCGCGAAACTGTTGCCGATGTATTTAACCAACTTTTAAAAGTCGTAGGTATAAATACACACATCGAAATAACCAACTATCAAATTGTCAACGAAACAATTACAGCAGTTGAAGACGAAGGTAAAGCGGTAATTAATGCACTTAACGCCATGAACCCAACACTCGCTGCAAAGGTTCTCGAAACAATGACACCTAACGAAATACGAGCAATGGCAGCTTTACCACCATTGAGCGAAAATAACACACCGACATTATGATTTATTTCGTAACTGAAAATTACCTTAAGGTAAACACACCAATAACCGCGAATGTTGACGTTACGGATGTTTTCCCGTACGTTAAGCCAGCGAGTGATATGCGAGTACAAGCAATACTCGGAAGTTATTTCTACGCTTATCTATTGGGTGCGTACAACGCTCAGACATTAAACAACGACGAAGAAACACTTGTCGAAAAAATACAGCCAGTTGTAGCGTGGAGGGCAGCCGAACAAGCAGCCTTCGGACTAACTTACCAACTTAAGAATAAAGGTATTCAAACGCAGTTCGGTGACTACTCAAATAACGTGAGTCAAGGTGAAACGGCTTTCGTGATGGACCACTACGGACAAATGGCAGCCTTTTACGAAAAAAGACTTACGAATTACCTACTTACTAATAAGGCTTTATTTCCTGAGTTTACGAGTGACTTAAACACGGACTCAGATATAAAACCCGTAGGCGGTTGTGGGAATAGAGGTGACTACGATAACACTATGATGGTTATTTAATGGCAGACCAAGAAATAAATATAAAACTCAACGGTATTGCGCAGATACGTTCCGAGTTAAAAGCCTTAAAAGGGGAACTTGCTAACGCAACGGACCCTAAACAAATGGCGGACCTTGCGGAAAAAGCGGGTGAACTTTCGGACAAACTGAAAGATGCCAACGAACGGGCTGCGGTCTTCGCTTCGGGTTCACGTTTTGAGCAGACAAGTAACGCGTTCGGGTTGATGTCTTCGCAGTTGATGTCAATGGACTTTGAAGGCGCGAGTGAGTCGGCTAAGTTGTTCGCTGGAAACCTTGGAAAGATTGACGGCAAAACTATTTCGAGCGGTTTAAAAGGTTTAGGTTCTACCGTTGCAAGTGTGGGAGGTGCGTTTCTTAAACTTGGTGCGCAGTTACTTGTTAATCCTATCTTCTTATTGGTTGCGGTGGTTGCTGCTATTGCAGGAGCGTTGTATATGTTAGCGGATAGACTTGGTTTCGTGACTAAATTTGTGGACTTCCTAACTGCTGCATTTAAGCCGTTGATTGATATGGTCAAGTGGTTAATGGACGCGTTGGGTATTACTTCCTTTGCAGCAGATGAGGCACTTGAAAAGACGTCCAAACAACTGGAAGAAGAAAAGGAAAAACGTCTTGAAGTCCTTGGTGTAATGGACAACAAAATAGCCTTGTTAGATGCCGAAGGGAAAAGCACTTTAGCGTTAAGAATTGAACGTAACAAATACCTTCAGGAAGAAATCAATAACAACCTTAAGTTGTTGGAGATTATGGACAATAACTTCTTGAACCAAACCAAGCTATACAAAGACACGGTCAAGGAAAACAAAGCCAAGGCACACGAAATAAAGGTTGAGGAAGTTAAACTCAATCAGGAAGTAATTAACGAAGGTCAAAAGGCAGCCGAAGCACAAAAGCAATTCTTAGCGGACCGACTCGCAGCCACAAGACTTATTCAAGACCTTACACTTGGAGTAATGCAAGATGGTGTTGAAAAGGAACTACAAGCCAACACCTACAAATACGAGCGACTGCGTGAAGACTTGTTGAAGAACGAGAAACTAAACAAAGACGAACGGGCAAAAATTGACGCACTATACATTCAGGAAGCCGAACAAACAGCCAACGCAATCAACAAAAAATATGTTGATGCTGAAGCGAAAAAACAAGCCGAACTAAACAAGGTAATTAAAGACGCTCAACTATTAAGAGCGCAAGAAGAGGAAGACTTTTTCGCATTATACGACCAAAACACTACAAGCGCACAACAACTCGAAGAAAATGCTGTACGTGAAAAGTATTTTAATCTAATTGAACAAGCTAAACAATACGGCTTAGACACTCAAGAACTTGAGAAACGACAGCAAGAAGAAATAGCCAAAATTCAAGATGAAGCACGAGCGAAAGAAGACCAAAAACGTAAAGCCGAACTTGATGCAAAAATAGCAATAGCCGAACAATATACGCAGTCAGTTAACAACCTCGCAGAAACAGCGTTTACATTGTCTAATAGATTTGGAAAACAAGACGAAGAAAGCAAGGAAAAACGTGCAAAGCGTCAGTTTCAAGTCGCTAAAGCCCTTCAATTAAGCATGGCAATCATGGACGGATTTAAAGCCGTTACAACGTCGCTTTCAATGTCGCCAGTTGCTATTGGTCCAGTACCCAATCCTGCGGGTATCGCGTCACTTGCTTTTGCCGTAACTACATCACTTGCTAACATTGCTAAAATTGCTTCGACTCAGTACGGAAGTAAGAGCGCAGGCGGTGGTGCAGGTGGTTCGAGTGCGCCAATGGGGGGCGGTGCTACACCAAGCACGGGAGGGACACCTTCATTTAGTCTTTTCGGACAAGGTAACGACATGAACACAACAAGCGCACCTAAAGACCAAGAAACAAGTCTAACGGTTAAAGCAGTGGTTGTTGAAAGTGACGTGACAAGCACACAAAATAAGGTTAAGAAAATGCAAGAAAACGCTACACTATGACAAGCTATATTACACTACTTTCAAAAATCGAGCAGTTTTGTAACGCTCACTTGCAAATCAAAAAGTACGGGGGTGAGTTTCGTGAACAAATGCCGAACTTTTCTACTAAAGATGAGAAGTACCCGGTTGTTTTCGTTGAGCCGTTGAGCGACCTCGAAGACTTAAACACGAATCAATTTAGCATTAACGTTTATTGCGTTGACATTATACAAAAAGACCGTGCCAATTTAAACACTATTCTAAGCGACTGTCAACTTATCTTAAAGGATATGTATGTTTATTATATAAACGACATGGATGCGCAGTTAGATGTGGTAGGAACGGCTACAATGACACCTTTAAATAACTACGATTTAGATTACGTTGCTGGGTGGGTTATGGGTATTACTTTTGAGGTGGCTACTTACGGACCTTGTGAAATACCAATGGAACCGATTACCCCTACACCCGTAGAATGCGCAGACGGAAATGTCGAAAACTCGGACGGAAGTTACACGGCTACCGTTGCAAGTGGTGGTTTATTAGTTTTGCCTGACGTTAACTTAATTGTTAAAGACCAAGATGGAAATATACTAAGCGACGAGATTTACCCAAGCGTTCAAGACGAAGAAATAATTGTAACACTTCCTGCGTGTGAACCTGCTACCTACGACCTTTATAATTCAGTTCCTACCTTAATCACTTCGGGTTCTATTGACTGCGGCGACAATGCTACAATAACAGCACCTAACGGGATTGTACACATTAAGAAAGAAGATGACGGCACACTTGCCAATGTAAGCACACCTTCAAACGCTACAACTGAGTACATTATTCAAAACAATGATATAACGGTGAACGGCGGTAACCTATTCACACTACATGCAGAAGAGCCGTTGGACATCCGATTAAAGAACCAAACGGGAGGTACGATAACACCGCAAAGCGTAACGCACAACGGAAACCAAGACCACGTCGACATAGTAATTAACACGTCTTCATTTATGCCCGTGGGTGCGACCTTGCAAAAGACGGGACAAACAACGTCCTATGCAACGGGTGACGATGGCGCAACGCAACGCGGACGGCTTACGAATTTCACGACTTTAGCATCAAACAACCCCTTCGGAAACACGAACCGATTTACAAGTAAGACGGGAACTCAGACCTACACAAATTCGGTTGCTATTGATTGGACTACTTACAACGGGACTACGGTACTTGCTTACTATTTCGGTGACGCAACAACACGCCCGTGGGCAACTCAGTTAACTCAATACACAAGTAGCACTATTGATGGCTTAACTGGTTGGTCTTTGTTTAACATTAACGAAGCGGTTAACATTATGAATTTTAGTTTTCCGGGTAGTTATTTATACAATTATCCACCATTCAATTTAACTAGACGTTATATGTTCGTTTCAACAAATCAAACGGGCACGACATGTATAGCAACGGAAACGGGAGGTCCAAACCCGTTCTCATCAACAAATAAAAGTAACTCACTTTGGGGTATTTGGACAAGAGTTTGCACAGTTTCAGGAACTACAATTTCTTAAATATGAACTATCAATTTCCTTTCTTTGAGAATACAATTAGCAACCCTGAAATAGAGGTTGTATATATTACGGACGATTTAAGACAAAAGGCTTGCCGTGTGGATGTCTTACTTTCAACTCCCGAACAAGACTACGGGGTAAACTTAGATGGGTTTACCTACGTTTCGACCTTTACAACCGATGAGGTTATTGAGTGGACGTTTAACGAACTCAAGAAATACGAAATATGAAGTATTTAATTACGTTACTTGTTGCGGTTTATTCGTTCTTTGCGCCTATTCAGGTTATTTTATTAGTCATTGGGTTGGCTATTTTCTTAGATACGTTTGTCGCGGTTCGTTTGACTACGGAAAAGTTTTCAAGTCGTCGCCTTCGTCAGGGGTTAGTAGGTAAAATGATTACATACGAAAGTGCGGTTATTCTTTTCTTCCTTATTGACTTTGCAATGGTTAACGACATGGTTAAAACCGTCTTTTCAGTTGACTATACCTTAACAAAATTAGTCGGTTTATTCCTTGCCAGTATTGAAGTGGTAAGTATAGACGAGAAAATCAGAGTAAAATACGGAAACGACAAAGGATTTATTGCACGGTTTAAGTCGTTTATCAAAAAAGCCAAGGCAATCAAAGACGCATTTTAATATGTTTTTGCGTATAATTCTCACAAAATAAACACTTATATATGTTTTTGCGTATAATTTTAATACTTTGCTTAACATCTTGTTCGGTCAATTACCACCTCAACAAAGCAATTAAAAAGGGTTATCGGTGCGACACAATCACGGACACAATTCGAGTAGTTAAAGTGGATAGTTTCTTAGTAGTTAAACACGACACGACCTATTGGGAAAAAATAATAACGTCAAAAGATACTATTATAAAGTACAAGACTTCATACATACCAAAAACACGCTACGAAATTAAATTCGATTACAAGCGATTTAACGACTCTTTGCGCACTGTTCGACAAATGTATAAGGACAGCCTGAGAAATGCGCTTAAAACGCGTGAAAATGACTTAAAAAAGGAACGTATAAGGGAAAAACGTTCACCACTAAACCAAGTAAAGAACTATTTACTGATTTCGTCCTTTATTCTCTTCCTTATTTTAATGTTTATTTTGTTACGAAAAGTCTTACTTTAGCAAAAAAACCTTATGAATTTAGAAACTTATGTAAAATTTATTAAGAAGTGGGAAGGTGGGTTAAGCCTTGACCCTTCTGACTCATGCAGTGCGATGTATTGCCCGACTCCATTGAAGGGTAAAAAATACCACACTAACATGGGAATTTGTTACAGCACTTGGGTTGGTATGTTCGGCACTACAAACGACGAGCGGTTCTTAAACATGAACTCCGAAGACTGGTTTAAGATATTCAAGAAAGGCTATTGGGACAAGTGCAAAGGTGACGAATTCAAATGCTTTTCCGTTGGAGTCATCGTTTCGGGAATGGCTTGGGGTTCAGGTCAACACCGCGCAATCATAACACTACAACAAGCTTTAAACAATTTAGGTAAACACGTTGCCATTGACGGCAAAATCGGACCGCAGACGTTGAAGGCTGCGAATGAGTTAAACGACCGCATCTTATTCGATGAGTTAATTAGACTTCGTGAAGCGTTCTTTATTGCAATTAGTAAGCCCGGAATGAAAAACGCAAAGTTTAGAAGAGGTTGGTTGAATAGGTTATCCGACTATCATGAAACGTTTAGACCATGACACGCAAAAGACTATTTTTCGACATTGAGACAAGCCCGAATATAGTCACAAGTTGGCGAATCGGGTATAACCTTAACATCTCACACGATAATATAGTAAAAGAACGCGCTATTATTTGCGTGTGTTGGAAGTGGGAAGGTGAAGACAAAGTCCATGCGTTGACATGGGACAAGAAACAAGACGACAAGACCCTACTAAAAAAGTTTATTCAGGAACTCAACAAAGCAGACGAAATAATAGGTCACAACGGAGACCGCTTCGATATTAAATGGTTGCGTACACGCTGTATTTATCATGACATTGATATGTTTCCTACATACCGCACAATAGATACGCTTAAATACGCTAAAAGTGGGTTCTATTTTAATAGTAATAAACTCGATTATATAGCTAAGTATTTAGAAGTTGGTAGCAAGGTGGACACTGGGGGCTTCGACACGTGGAAAAAGATTATTTTCGACAAAGACCCTGAAGCTTTAAACCACATGGTGGAGTATTGCAAAAACGACGTCGTAATTTTAGAAAAGGTTTACGACAAGTTACGACCTTATTCAAAACACAAAGTCAATTATTCTACGTTGCGAGGTGGCGAACGTTGGGAGTGTCCTAACTGCGGAACTCCTAACATACGACTAAGCAAGACCTATACAACTTCGGCGGGTACAATCATGCACTCGTTCCTTTGTAAAGACGGATGTCGTTCAGCTTACTCAGTAAACAATAAAGTTTACATGGACTGGCTACAATACAAAATGATAAACAATATTTAGTATATTTGCTTACTTCTTTTTTTCATGTTAGGTTTATAGGGGTAATCTTCAGGGGTTACCCTTATTTTTTGCGTTAAATTTTCAGGCTATACCCTTTACTTTAGTCTTATTCCGTCACACATTTAGCCTAATTTTGTGACAAAATGCAAATTCCTAAAAAGTTTTTTTTACTCTTAAACCGTTGCTATCATTGAGTTTCAGAAATAACCTTAAATTATTTTGTTAAAAAAGTGTGCAAAAGTATTGCGTATTAAAATTAATGCAGTACATTTGTAAGGTCAATAAGGCACAAACGAAAAAAACACGATATGACAACTTTAACAATTACAGACGCAAGAAACAAAGCACTAATAGGTAAAATCATTTCTTACAATGAGTTAACTAACGAGTGTACTATTGGAAAATCAAAAAAGGTATTTAGCATAGAGTTATCAATTCACCAACCTTTTAAAAGTGAAGGAAATTATAAGGTTGTAAAATGTACTTTAGAAGATATGCAAATGATAAGATTGTTTGACTTATCAAACCCAAACAGCGCAGGTATAAATATCTACAAATACACGATAAACTAAAAACAAACGGGGGGTGCGCATCCGTAACGCACATTTTAAACTTAACAACATGAAAAACTTAATTACCTATTTCACACCACGCAACGCAGAAGAGCGTAACACTTTAGGCGGTCTCTTTGTCGGACTCCTTATTTTAGCAATTGTATTTTATTTTTATTCACTTTAATACTTTAAATCATGACAGCTTACGAATTTAAACAATCAGTAATCATCGAACAAAAACACGAAAAGATTGAAGCACTTATTGAGGGCTACAAAGAAATCATGCGCCAACTTACACACTTGCAGAAGGTCTCAAAGACGGACGGTGAAAGTACGGCATATTACACGGCTCGTAATATAGTCGAAGAAACAATGATTGAAATAGCAGATATAAACGTAACAGATATTTAACCATGTACGAAGAAATAATAACACGATGCGAGTATTGTCGCGGAACTGGAATGGGCGAATATGTAACCGAGTACGGACCATTTGGGTTCTCAGTAAAAGACGAATGCCACGAATGCGAAGGCGAAGGAATTAAAGTAACATTAATAGACCCTTATGAAAGTAAAGACTTTGAGTATTAAAGTAGACCTCAAGACGTTTGAGGAAACGATTAAAAGACAGTTAGCCATCACCCACGCGGACAGAAAGAAGTGGTGGACCAACTACAACGCAGACTTAGTAAATAGAATTAGTGAAATTAAAAAAGCAACGACATGAAAACACCAATTGAACAATTAATTGAAGACCTAATAAAACATGATTTAATCAAAGCGGATGGATTTACAACCACGCTAATGTTAAAGGCAAAGCAAGTTGAATACGAACAAATACTTAATACTCATAAATTGGCTAAATTTTTTACAAGTGGTGATGAGTATTACAATACAACCTTTAAAAAAACGAACGATGAAACGATTTAAAGTAATTTACAAAGGCTACGCACACAAGGCTTGGACCGAGATGTACAAAATAGTGACCGCAGTAAGCAAAGAAGACGCACGAAAGAAAGCGGATTTATGGGAGGGAGTAATAATTGATATATACGAGATATGAACAACGACCTTAAACTCATTTCTTCCATCGCGATACTTCCAGTTTTAGCCGACTTTTTAGAAGACCTAAACGAAGACAAAGCGTTCAGAACCGAAATGAAGATGGCAACGCAGAACCTCATCAATCAAATCAGAAAGCTCGATGAGCGCGTAATGAAAAACGCATCACCTGAGACATCAGAACAACAAGTAAACATACAAATAGCATTTAGACAATGGTTAAGAACGGCACAACATACGGACGAAAAATAAAATATATTCTCAGCAAACTACCGAAGCGGTCATTTTACACGATGCACGAGTTCTTTTTGGTTTGTCCTTACACTCACGAAGAGTTGAAGATAGCCAACCGTTCACGAGACCGAATGCAATGGCGACAGATTGGAATGGCTTGGGCAACATTAACCGGGTTGTCTTTAAGTGAATCAGGAAAGCTATTTAACAAGGACCACGCAACGGTGATTTATTCGCAGGAAATGATTGTACTTGCGCTCGATGGTTATCACCCACTACTTGCGGAAAAGTTAAATGAAGTGCTGGAGTGCATCGAAATCACGAATGCTCACGCAAACGACTACAATACGGCTTTAATCATTTCAGCGAGACGTATTGAAAGCCTGTTGAAAACTCGCTATAAAAGAATCAACCAAATTAAATAGATACTACTTATATTTACAAGACAAGTTCACATCCTACATTATATGAACTTTAAAGGCGTTATTAGCCCTTGCAATGAATGACAGGTAGGATGGTCAGGATTTGTGAGGGTTTTTTGTTTAACTTAAATTTAAATGTCATGAACGACAAATTAAAAGAAACGTTTGCCAATTACGAAAATTCGGCATTTTTTATTGACTGTTGTATTGAAGGCTTGTCAAGAGCAGGAGTACGCGATAAGCAGATTAAGTGGTTTATTAATAACCATTTTCAAACTCAAAGAAGTTGGGACTATGGAGCAGTTGTGCGTAATGTGGCACACTGGAAAAATGTCAGTTTTGACAAGTTAAATAATTACGACTTTCTAAATTACAAGCAAACTATTCACACGTTGAGCAACTATAGAATAGTAGCCAAAACAATGGAACAATATCTAAACATTGAACTATGAGAAAGGCTTTTAATTTTTATCGAAGTTATTACGACGTTGCTAAGGAACTTTCAAAGAAAGACCGTGAAGAATTTTTAATGGCACTACTTCAAAAGCAATTTGAGGGTATTGAGCCTAAACTGGAAGGCATGGCTAAATTTGCTTACCTTTCACAACAACACTCAATAGACTCACAAGTAGTTGGTTATGAGCAGAAAACAAAAGAAAAACTAACCCCTACCGAAGGGGGTTGCCAAGGGGGTACTGTAGGGGGTACTAAAGGGGGTTCGGTACAAGAGGAAGAGAAAGAGGAAGAGAAAGGGAAAGTAGAATACTATCGTACTATTAAACACTTAAAATTAACGGAGGAAGAATTTACGTCGTTAAGTGCTGATTTTAGTAAACAACAAATTGACGATGTACTCGACCAAATTGAAAACTATAAAGACAATAAAAAATATGTATCGTTATATTTGACGGCTAAAAATTGGTTAAAAAAGGAGTCCAAAAAGCAAGACACGAAAGTAAGTACCGACCCGTTAGTAATAGAAATGGAACGTCAATTTAAAATGTATGGTCTTAAGTAAAGGAAGCGCGAAAGAATATCTACACGACTACCGAGACGGGAAGATTGCGCAAGGACTCGGTATAAACTGCGACTTTGATGAGTCGTTAAGGTTTAAATACGGGCAATATGTAGGCATTTTAGGTGCTGACAACGTCGGTAAAACTTACTTCATGACTTGGTACATGTTAGCCCTAACAACTAACCACGGTTTAAAGTGGGGTATTTGGATGGACGAAAACTCGAAAGGTCAAGTTTTAAGAGACTTAATACAAATGTACGCAGGTGTTCCATTTAAAAAGTTGACCCACGCAGAAATTGACGCACATAGCGACTACTTAGAAGACTATTTTTTCTTTGTGAACAATAAACTACAATACACCCCCGACAATTTGCTTAAACAATTTGAACAAATACCAGCGGATGGATATTTCATTGACCCATTTAACCAACTTGACCACGACATGAACTACGAGAACAACATTAAATTTATTCGTAGCTTAAAACGTTGGTGCAAAATCAACAAAAAGACGGCTTATTTATCAATGCACCCCGTAACAGCATCAGGACGTAAAAGCATGGAGTACCCAATAGGGCATGAGTGGGAAGGTCAACCAATGGTACCGAACAAATCAATGGCGGAAGGTGGTAAGTTATTCGCAAATATGTGCGACGACTGGGTAAATGTTCACCGACTCACTAAATTAGAATCAATGCAGTTCTTCACGCTTATTGACATTGACAAAATTAAGGACAAAGACACGGGAGGGGCGCAAACGATGAGCAACAAACCGCTACAATTTTATTACAATCACGGCTTAGGGTTTCTTTTCAATGGAGTTGACCCAATTAAGCGACAAAAACAAGAACCAAAAATAGATTACACTAACGACTTACCTTTTTAACATGAAAGAACTCGACATTTTAACCGCACAAATAAACCTGCGCACACTTGACCGAGCGTTGACGATGAGCATTGACGACTTGAAGGCGAAACACACGCACCGAGTTGACCTGATTAAGCCAATGGAAGAACGACAAATCGAACTCAAGGAAGCTATGTTAACCTTCTACCGAGTATGCGAAGACCACAAGCAAGTGATAAAAAAGGTTTATGCGTTGCATGAGGAGAATTTGAGACTGAAGACTGAAAACACGGAACTAAAAAAGTTTATATGAAGTCATGTAAAAAATGCGGTGAAACCTTTACACCATACCGAACCACGGACAAGCACTGTTTTGTCTGCGCAAAGACGGAACAAGCATTGAAAAACCTCGCTAAGATTAAAAAGGACAAGGTCAAAAAGCAAAAGGAAGACCTGCTAACCACGTCCGACTATCTTAAAATGGCGCAACAAGTGTTTAACAAGTGGGTAAGGTTACGCGACAAAGACAAAGGTTGCATTTCCTGCGGTGGAAAATTAGGCTCAAAATACGATGCAGGTCATTTTTGGAGTGCTGGAAGTCACGCTTCTGTTAGGTTCCACCCTGACAACGTACACGCTCAATGTGTAGCTTGTAACCAACACAAACACGGAAATTTGATACCATACCGCGAAGCCTTAATAAAGAAAATTGGCTTAGAAAAATACGCTGAAATCGAAAGTTTTGCCCACGACACGAAGAAATGGGACAAGGAAGAGTTGAAAGACTTAATTACTAAGTATA